GTAAAATCGAGGGCTACTCGAAGTGTTCCAATACGCGCATTATGCGCCGCCTATATATTAGGCTAAGTCATCGCTATTACCCCCGCGATGACGAATATATATTATGTGTACATTATTCATTGAATTAATTATAGTATTTGTAACATTAATAAATACAAGTAATAATTATATAATAAACAACCATTTAATAATTTTAAAATCAAAACAGTAATAGACCTATCAACAAGGCGGATAGTCAGCCTTAAGCGAATCATCACTATTCCACTTATAGCTCACCAAAAGAATTGCCTATTTTTAAATCCTTTCCCAGGTCGATCGGCCCCTCGCCTGATGTAACATATTTCGTGTTGAATTATTTCTTAATCGCTCCGCTAGTTACACTTTAGACGATAGATCCATACGTACTATCAGCCTTGTCTATCAAGGCATTTAACTTCAACTATTCCTCTTTACCATACTACAATATGGATCTATCAGCATTTAGCAATGCCGCTGCGCACATCAAGGTAGCCGGCGCCACGTTAGGTGTCTATAAGTCGACGGTTTATATCAACGTGCTATCCGGATGAAATTCCATAATAGCTGTCACCTCATATTCTAGGACCACTACTCCGGGCTTGGCTCCTTAAACATTTATACCTATATACGGCATGTAGGTATCGTCGTATCGACCCTGATTTATAACGGAATTATTATAAACATCACGTAATCCCGTATCTCCTAGTGGATTCAAGGAAATCATGCACCCATTAATAGCAGACATAGCCACGCTATACGAATTGGGCAGCGCCGTCAGTCCGTTCGTGCCACACGCGTTAGTCGCCGATCCCGTGATTGCTGTGTAATTTGAGGGATCATCGCACATTCCCACTGTAACTATCCCGGTCGTGTCTAGAGGACTTGTCAGGACGTTAAATTTAATATTGAAACCTGTAACACTATACGTCATAATGTTAGCTGCGAAACTCGTGAACGGTGAGATCCCATATGATGACACCCCGACTGTGGTACCTGTCGCGAAATCACTAGAATCATTGTTATTAAAATTAATCAATCGTAGATCCGGATCACTATTTATTCCCGAACTCAAAAGGCCTTACAATAGAGCGTACGGCCGGAACGCAAGCATATATTTTCCAGTGGCGCTCGTTGCTAATGGTGTTGAAGCATATGTTACTGGTGGCCCTAAAGATGTCGGGTATGTTGCGTTGGTAATTAAAAATTTCCTATGTAACAACGCCGTTGGATTAGAAACCAATTATTTCGGTATACGTGTCCCCTTCGTCAAATAAGGCAATAACAAGGTTTTCAAAGCTTCCTTATCGACTGTCTCTACCGAAGGTATATCGTGGCGGTCTGGTGTCTAATACTACGTCGCAAATTTGGGCATCATCAATTCTTAATAATTACTCAGCTCAGCAGGGGTATGATCAAATATATCAAACCCCGTATAATCCTTCACCGTACGTGATATCGGGGTAACATATGTTTTATATAAATCAGTTGTCTTTGCAGCATCCCACAATTTCTTAGCAATGGTGGGTCCATATGTTAATGCTAGATTCTTAACCATAGGTCCCAAAACACTCCACAGGCTGTCCCCTAACGCAGATGCGAGCATCGTGCATTATTCGCTACTACCCGCATCATCGAATTTCGCGTCCAGTGCTTAAATAGTTTTTAATCCTAATGCTTTCAACAAATCCGCGTGTCGGCCTCTACCTCTAACCGCCTTCACCATATCCTAAACGAGTTGTTACGCACCTTAGTCCGCTCGCACTTCTGCATAGGAGGGATCCTTACTAAAGCGTTTAACCATATCAGCATTCAATTATTTACCGGCGGCTATCACATTGTTTAATCTTGCTCTACGCTTCCCTATCTTAGACTTTTACATAACATCCTTAACATCCATTATACTTAAATGGAACGTGTATGATACAATATTATTTTTAATTTAAATTTATGGAG